GAAATTGCTCAATGTTTGAGCGAAGGAGTTTAATATGGCATGGATGTTACCAACAGCAATAGCAGTAAGTACATTGGTTGGTGCTAGAAGTTCAAGTCAAGCAGCAAGTGCACAATCACAAGCCGCCAATCAAGCTAACGCTTTGCAAAGAGAACAATTTGAACGTCAAGTTGAACTACAAAAGCCATTTCGTGAAGCGGGATTACGCGCACTCGGTAAATTAGAAGGTGCATCTGACTACACACCGTTTGGTATGGGTCAGTTCCAACAAGACCCCGGTTATGCGTTTCGACTTGCCGAAGGTCAAAAAGCACTAGATCGACAAGCTGCTGCTCGGGGTGGGTTAATATCTGGTGGTGCACTTAAAGCCGCGCAACGCTATGGTCAAGATATGGGTTCGCAAGAATACCAAAATGCGTTCAATCGTTATCAACTTGAACGTCAAGCTAGACTTGGACCATTGCAGTCTTTAGCGGGTGTAGGTCAAACATCGGCTAATGTATTAGGTGCTGCTGGTCAACAATATGCTACTGGTGCTGGTGAAGCACTTGGTGCTGGTGCACAGGCTCGTGCATCGGGGTACATGGGTGCCACTAATACACTAACTGGTGGGTTAAACCAGTATTTGAACTACCAAAACCAACAGTCGCAAAACGCATTGTTGCAAAATTATCTTAATCGTAATCAAGGTTCTGGTCAAGATGTTGTACCAATGCAACCTGGTGGTGGATATTAAGGATATAACATGGCACTAGTAAACCCAAACATTGCAATGTCGTTTAAACCAACGACTGAATACCAGCCTAGAAACGCATTAGCAGATTATGCACAAATGCAACAGATTCAAACTGGTGACATGCAGATGCAAGAGTATCGCAGGAAAAGTGAAGCACTTGAACGCATGCGAGTTGCTATCCGTAACGCAGGTGGTCCCGATGATTTGGGACTTGCTGCAAAAGAAATGATGGAAATTCCAGAGTATTTTGAACAAGGGTTTAAACTACAGCAAACCATTCAAGACAAAAAAGCATTTGAGGAATATCTAAAGAATAAAGAACAACCTGCTGGTGCATCACCAGTTGGTGCGCCTACTGGTGCAAGACCTACACCTGCACCAGGTGTATTAGGTTCTGGTACGTTTGATCCAACTGCACCTGCTGCTAGCTATAGAGTAATGGGTACTGACACGGATCGTCCTCTTATGGACAAAGTGTATCAAATGGGACAATCGGCTCCACTTGATACCAGACAACGTGGATTTAGTTCTACTGCACCAACTAATGCGCTAACACCTGCTACAACCACTGCACCAGTTGCTGCACCAACTAATGCACTGGTTAATCCAGTAGAAGCTATCCAAAATGAAATAATACAACTAACTCAGTTCAAAGACCCTCGCGCACAAGCTAGAGTTAAACAATTGGAACGACAGCTAACGGCAATGGAACCAACACCTGCTTTTAGAGAAATGAAAGCATTAGGGTTTCCTTTGACCGCGCAAGGATACGCTGATTACATAAATGCAAAAAAACCTGAAGGATTGCTTTCACCAGCAGAAGAAGCACAAAGAATTCGCATTGCCAATGCTAGTCGTGCGCCACGTGCTGAACGAGCGCCAAGAACACAAGTAACACAATTAGCAGATGGAAGTATTGCTTTAGTGAATCTGGATACTGGTCAAATAGTACCTGCGGCAATGGCTGGACAACAAGTAAAAGGTAAACTTAGTGCTGCTGAACAAAAACAGCAAATTCAACAAAGTCAATTAAATAAAGAAATTCCACGAACAATTAAAGAACTTGAAAACATTTCTAAAGATGGTGGTTTGATTGATCAATCTACAGGCAGTGGTGCTGGTCGATTGATTGATATAGGCGCTCGTTTTGCTGGTCAGGCAATGCCCGGTGATATAGCAAGAGGAAAACTTGCACCAATAGCAGACATGGTTTTAAAAATGGTGCCTCGGTTTGAAGGTCCGCAATCCGACAAGGATACTCAGTCTTATAAAGAAGCGGCGGGTCAATTAGCTGATAGTTCATTACCTCGAGATATTAGAAAAGCAGCAGCAAAAGAAATCACTCGATTGATGAAAGAACGCCAAGGACAATTTGGAACAAGTGATATGACAGATGAAGGTATTGCGCCATCTACTAGTGGTGTATCAACACCTGCTAACATTGATGCTTTAGTTAAAAAATACGAAGATTAATTATGGCAACACTTGAACAACTTAGTGCGGCGTTGGTAAAAGCAGATGCTGCTGGTAATACAGCAGATGCTAAAGCATTGGCAAATGCAATTAGGCAAATGAAATCTGCACCTGCTGCACAAGCAGTACCTGCTGAACAACCTAGTGAAATACCAACTCGCAATACAGCACAATCAACTGGTTCATTGTTACCATCAATGCAAACACTTGGTAACATTGCTGCGGGTGCTGTCCGTGGTGCTGGTTCTATTGGTGCAACTTTAATTCGTCCTTTTGAGACAGCAGAAGAAAACCAAGCACGTAGACGCGCAATGGATCAGGCATTAATGTCAATGGGTGCAGAACCTGAGTCATTTGCATACGGTGCTGGTAAGTTTGCAGGTGAAATGGCAGGTACTGCTGGTGTTGGTGGTGCATTGGCAATACCTGTAAAAGCCGCTGCACGTTTTGCGCCAAGTGTTGCTGCACCAATTGCTACTGCTTTGGAAACTGGCGGTTTAGTTGCTAAAGTAGCTGGTAGACCAGTTGGTACCGCTGCCCTTCGATTAGGTGCAGGTGGTACTATTGGCGCTGCTGGCGCTGGATTGATTGACCCAAGTAGTGCTGGAACTGGTGCATTAGTTGGTGCAGCGGTTCCAGTTGTTGCACCATTGGTTGCTAGAGGTGCTGGCGCATTGATGGATATTGGTAGAGGTTCTAATCAATTAGCGGCTCAGATTGCAAGAGAATCATTAGGTTCACCAGCGCAAATTGCTGCTGCTCGTAACGCACTCCAACAAGCACAGCAACAAGGATTAGATTTAACCGCACAGCAAGCACTCGCAAGAGGTGGTGTGATTGCACCAAGTACACAAGCAACTATTGAGAAAGCAGTTAAACAAACTGGAATAGTTGATGTTCGTGCTGCTAAAGAAGCAGCACAAGAAGCAGCACGTAAAAGCACAATTGTTGCAATGACTCCAGATATGGAAGCTGCTGTTACCGCAAGACGCGTTGCATCACAACCATTGTATGAAGCTGCTGACAAAGCTGTTGTTGCAATTGATCAAGACCTTAATAATGTGTTATCACGCATGCCGTCGGGTACGCTTTCCAAAGCAGCAGAAATTGCCAAAATGGAAGGTCGCCCGTTTATCATGGGTGAAGCCAAAGCAGCACAAATGATACCAACTGGTGTGTTAGATGCTGCTGGTAATCCGGTCATGCGTCAAACACCAGCGACACAGGCAGAGATTACAGGCGAATCGTTGCATTACATTAAACGTGCCTTGTCTGATATTGCATACGCACCAACTTCTACAACTGGTATAGGTCGGGATGCTCAGGTAGCGGCTCGTGGATTACTTAATGACTTTGTAAACGTATTTGAAACTAAAGTACCGGAGTATGGACAAGCACGTAAAGTTTTTTCTGATTTATCTGCACCAGTTAATCAAGCACAAGTGCTAAAAGAAATGGTTTCTGTTTTAGAGAAACCTGGCGGTGGTGAACGAATTACACCATTTTTAAATGTACTTGGTCGTGGTGAACAAACCATGTTAAAACGTGCGGGTGGTCGTGCGGGTCCACGTTATGAAGCACTTGATGAAGTTTTAACTCCGCAACAGATAGCCAAAGTTCGAGAAGTAGCTAAACAACTTGAAACAGAAACTACCATTGGTAAACAAATTACAGACGCTGGACAATCAAGAGCAGCAGAGTTAATTAAAGACGAAATACCAAGTCATAGATTACCTAACGTATTTAACATTTTTGCAACGACAGCCAATAAGTTTTTAGAAATTATTGGTAATCGTACAAGCAAGGAAACAATTGAGAAACTTGCTAAATCGTCAATGTCTGCAAAATCATTTGATGACTTGTTAGCAACATTACCAGCTAAAGAACGTAACAAGGTGCTGCAAGTCATTAGTGATCCTAAAACATGGACTAATGTTCCAGCAGTTACTCAAGCAAAAGTTAAAAAGTTAGGTGCTGCTATTTCCGGTACAGGTAGTTCATTGTCTACACCGACAAATAATCTTGCACCACAGCAACAAAACCAAAACGCACTAGCGAGGTAGAAATGGCTTTTGAAGATGGTCAGATTGACCCCGTTAAATATGGTGTGCTTTGGGAAAAGGTGCAAGCTATGGACAAAAAGGTTGACAAACTAGAACATAGCATTGAGGAACTGCTGGCGCTGGCTAACAAAGGTAAAGGTGGACTATGGTTCGGTATGACCGTGGTATCTGCAATATCTGCGTTTGTCGGTTTCATCGTTAGTCACATCAAAGGTGGGTAATGTTTACACTCAGCACTCGTTCTCTTAATCACCTTGAAGGTGTGCATCCTGACCTAGTGCGCGTGGTTAAACTTGCCATTCAATCATCTGAAATAGACTTTGTTGTACTTGAGGGTGTGCGTACCAAACAACGCCAAGCGCAACTGTTAAAAGCTGGTGCAAGCCAAACAATGAACAGTAGGCACATTACTGGTCATGCTGTAGACCTTGGTGCATGTGTAGGTAAAGAAGTAAGATGGGATTGGCCTCTGTACCATAAGATAGCCAAAGCCGTGAAGCAAGCAGCAACTGATTTAAACGTGCCGATTGTGTGGGGTGGTGATTGGAAAAGTTTTCGTGACGGACCACATTTTGAGTTAAACAGGAGTAAGTACCCATGAACCCAATACTTATGCAAGCCTTAATAAGGCACCTATTAACCGCTTTGGGCGGTGGTTTCTTTGCAAGCTATGGCATTAGCGGTGAAGGTGTAGAAGCCCTTGCTGGCGCTGTTGCCACGCTTGCAGGTGTAGCTTGGTCAGTTTATGATAAACGCCAAAATACCAATCAACCCGACTAACATTAGTATGATTATTGCCGTTACACCTTGGGCTATGATTTTTAAATCATCACGCCACATGGTGTGATAATCATCATCCTCGTATCTAGGATAGCTAAGTTTGACTGGTGCAACTTTAGATGGACAATCGCGCCCTTGGTTGCAGTTGTTATCACAGCATTCGTTCATTTCGTTCCTCCTATCTTACGCATTTTCCTCAGTTTAAATTCGTGCTGTACAAGCACCGTTGCTTTTTCCATATCACGTACTGTAATCACGTCCATTTGAGCATCGTGTAATTCCATTAAATCATTCATATTAGCCACTTCTTGCAATTTACACACAAACGTTTGAGTAGGATAACCACGTGTTCCTATTTGATACAGTGCTTCTAATCCTTCGTTCACTACATCTTTGTAATCACGTCCAAACCCTAGTCGATACAATGCCTCACAAACATTAGCCATGCAAATTAATATGTCCATGTCGTTGACCGTGGCTTTACCAAACAATAACGCATTCATAGCACCGTGGTTTTTTATTTTCACATCTAGTATGTGACTACCGTATTTGGTTATAGGTTGCACACTTGCTATGGCATAAGCTATCGGGTCATTAATTATCGTTCTTGGTTTGTATTTGCTTCGTTTTCGCATTGTTTACCTTGCTCTGTCTTGACCAACAAGTAGCACATATCCATTTAGTCGGTCTTAAATAAATACCGCCTTCGGGTACTCTTTTTGTTTCACATTTACAACAGTGTTTCAATAACGTGTTGGAACGGTGCATACGGAAACTTCTGGTTTAATTGCATTTGCTGGTGGTGCATGTCTACACCATACAGCAACCCATTGTGTAATACCTGGTTCCCAACGATCAATGTAAACATCTGGCATACGGGTTAATGATTCTCTAACAATCGTAGGTCGTTTAACTAAAATCTTTGCGATCTCCGGTGCAGATAATCCATCAGAATGACGATCTAATACTTTCCGTATTCGATGTGATACTGGAGTCATGTGTTTTCCTTTTGTTGTTTAACTCGATCTTTGTAAGTGGTGTAGCGCCATGATGTTGCTTCAGTATCAATGCGTTGCCATATAACTTGCTTTTCAATGTCGCTGATTGCATTCCATTGAGCAACTTCGATATAAGTTCTGCCACACCCTTTACAAACTTCATCGTAAAGTGTCGTGCAAACACCAATGCAAGGGCTATCGTTTGAACTGGTCATGTGTTTTTTCCTTTAGCTTTGCTTCGATGGCGCGGGCAAACTTAGTCGCATCTCGCATTCCACCAATAGCCCACTCTTTGTCGCCTACACTAATATAAGCAGCTACAAGTTCCTCATCCGTCAGCCCAACCCATTCACGCTTTGGCGGCTGCTCAAGTGCTAGGCGCATGGCTTTTTCTGCATCGTCAAGCTCTTTAATCGTTTGCTCATCCACCTCCTGCCACCAATAGCTGTCAGTATTATTGATATTTTCCAAAGCCTCTAGCGCCTGACGCGCCGCTTGTTCAAGTGTTGTCATTTCACATCTCCAGTAACATCGTGCAAATAGGCGTTAAGGCGCGTTATCTTGGTCTGGTAATACTCAGACATAGCATTAGCATATTCACGGCTAGAGTGAGCGTTTAACAATTCACGCTTGCATTCTTCAAGTTCACGTAGTGCAATAGATTCTGCACTTGGTGCATCAAACAAACCACGAAACCAGTTAATAGTGTCACTAAACATTACAATTACTCCTTGTGTTAATGTGACACTATTGTATCACACTTGTTTAACGAATATACCTTCTTTTGTCAAATAACCTTTGCGATCTTTAATCTCGTCATACGCTCCAGCTAGGCACTGCGTCAAGTCTAGGTCAAGCACTGCACACACCATAATCAGCGTTACCACAATGTCACCTATGGCATCCTTGGTTGCTTCTTTGTCGCCTTTGTTTAGCGCATCGAACAACTCTGTCACTTCCTCTAGTGTCTTGATGGCTTGGGATTGTGCTGTAGCGTTTTGCACAATACCTCGTGCTTCACCCCACTGAACCACTTTCATTTCATATTCTGCGTAACTCATTTCATACTCCTTTTGATTGACGATACTGTTTGACTGCTGTTCGCAGTCCTGATTGTGTTGTAGCCTTTTCATCCAAGGCTAATGACTGTGCTTGGTCTAATGTGTTCTGCATCAGAATCCTATGGCACATTACGGGTGCACCTTGACCTTGGCGGCGTACTCGTGCATTGAACTGTTCATACAAATCAAGACTCCAGTTCAACCCATACCATACAAGAATGTGACCATTCTTTTGCAGTCCATCAATACCATGTCCCATACTGGCAGGATGACCAATCATCAACTGGCAGTCACCAGTTTTCCATCGGTGCATAGCGTCAACCAATGATGCTTCACTTTTACATTCGGTCAGGTTGATAGGACGGATAGCTTTGAATCGTTCCATGATTCGCTCAGCATCACTTCGGTATGCGTAACTGCACAATACTGGTGAACCTTGCGCTTCGTCTAATATTTCCTCCAGTGCTTCTAACTTCAAGTCATGCACTGCTTCCCACAATGGCATACCTGCTATTGGATACATAGCACCATTACTAAACTGTAGGCACTTGTTAGTCAGTGCAGCGGCATTAAACGCTTCAACCTCTTTGCCGCTGTCCAGCACCATGAAGAACTCTTTTTCCAATCGGTCATACTTGGTGCGTAGTTCATCGGGCATTTCAATCTCGATGTTGTTCACAATCAAGTCTGGTAATGGGTTGTAATCTTCTGCGCTCATTTCCAGTGTAATGTCACCGATCAACTTCTTGATAGTGTCCTCTGTATCCTCGTAAGGCACTTCTTTGTATGGTCCTACTTTGCGGTAGAACCTGGTGCGGAACGAGGTCTTGCTGGTGCCTAAACGCTCACCACGGTCTACCACTAAAAACTGTCCATGCAGGTCTTTGTAACCATTACTTGCAGGTGTACCCGTTAGTCCTGTAGTCCAATCAAAGTGACTGGCAATCTTCTTGTACGACTTCACCCGTTCGGTTGCACTGTTCTTCATCTTGCTAATTTCATCCCACACAATGCCGTTAAAAGGCATAGGTTTGGATTTCTTAATAAAGTACGTTTGCAGCGTTTCGGCAAGCCAACCAAGGTTCTCATAGTTGATCATGTAAATGTCAGCAGGGCGCAGTAAGGCGCGTGTTCGCTGGTCTTTAGTACCTGCAACCATGCTAAACTTTAAATGCTTCGTATGTTCCCATTTAGCAGCTTCTTGTCGCCATACCAGACGGATAACCCGTATAGGCGCAACGATGATTACACCTCGTAGGAACTGAGTTTTAATCAGGTGCGCTAATGCGGTAAGCGTGATAACAGTCTTTCCTAATCCCATATCCAACCAAAGCATAGAGTTGGTATGGGTGCACTGGAAATTAACCGCTTTCTTCTGGTAGTCGTGGAGTAGGTCAGGAGTTAGCATTACTTACTCCGAAGCCAAGATGGTAAACGCTGTTGCGACTTGGAGGGGGACTTGCCCGTTACCGATTGCTTTAAGTTTGTCCACCCTAGCGGCCACCCCATTAGCCACTCTACCCACGTTGGGTTCAGTTTCCCACCAGCTTGCGCTGTCAATGTTGGTGTGTTGCGCGTAGATTCGCTTGGTGCATTCGTTTCCTTTGCAAGGTGCGCTGTCGGTGTCGGCCACATTTGTACTGCTCCCGCTAGGTTTAGACCATGTTTCCCCGCTATCACACTGGGACTGTTGTGATTGGCTCCCCCGCTGACCATGTTGCAAGTTGGCGTGGGCAAGTAAAAACCACCTGTCGCGGTGATGCGGTGCCCCGACATCGGATGCTCGTATACACAACCATCTACTGTCATACCCCATGCAGGCCAAGTCTTTGACAACCGTTTCAAGACCGTTGCTTTTAATAGCGGCGACATTTTCCAAGAAGATGTATCGGGGGTCTAACTGCGCCAGCAATACGCAAGACTTCTCGGTAAAGCCCGCTGCGGGTTCCTTCCCCGATACCTGCTTGCTTTCCAGCAACACTAATATCTTGGCAAGGGAATCCTGCATGGATGCAATCCACTCGTTCGGTGTATTCGGATGGGTCGAAGTTTCTAACATCTCCTTCCCACACAACCAATTCGGGAAACCATCCTTCTGCTGCTCGTTCTCTAAGGACTTGACATGGATAGGGTTCCCATTCGACTGCAACCACTGGGGTATGTCCAAGGATAAGGTCTGCAAGGAGTCCTCCACCGGCTCCTGCGAAAAGGTGCATTGTTCGCATTTCATACTCCCATCACCATAAAATCAATCATAGTCTTACCTTCTTCCACGTTGTCAATCACAAATACGTTTACTTTGTGTTGTCGTAGTCTGTGATGCTCACGTTCTTGTGCTTCAGTAGGCTTTGCACCTCCACGCTTGAACTCTACAAACCATATACGCCCGTCAGGTCGGATAAACATACGGTCAGGTACAGCGGCTCGTGCAGGACTGGTGAACTTATATACCAGTACATTCTTGGTCTTTGCGTACTCGCATACTTTGGCTTCTATCTGTTTCTCTAGCATTTCTGTTCTCCATCTCAATTAATAATTCAATGTAATGTTTTGCTTTTTCTAGGTCTGCGATACCGTTCTTTGCTCTCCAACGGCTCACATATTTGATTACGTTGCCCTCAAAGTACCCTATGGCATTAGCGTAGATGTACTCCACTGGTTGTATAGGCAGGTCTTTGTAATGGGTTCCTGCAACTTGTTTGGTCAGGCTAGACTCAGACATAATTTTTCCACTTCGTTGATGTAGTATTCATAATCAATTGGCAACGTAGCATCGGCAATGTTGTTACATACCTGCACATTCCAACCACTCTCCACGACTATCTTGCGCCACACTGTAGGCTTCTTGGCTAACGGCGGCATCCACTTGTTCAATGGCTTACCACCCTTTGCAATGTAGTATCTGGTGGTGTTCTGTACTTGACTCTCACCCCATACCAAGTGACTACTACGTGGTACTTTGGTGCGTAGCATGAAGTCCATCTTGTCTTGCCACTGTTCCACTGTTTGACGGATAGGTGCACCATCCACCAACACCTTTTCAGCTACCTTTGGTATTACTAATGCACCTGCGTTTTGATGCCATTGGGTTTTCCACTCATAAGCACCTTTACGCTTGGTGTTACCGTCCTCATAAACTGCAATGTAGTTGTTCACATCACGAATCATCATGGACTTGTAAACGGCTTCTTCAAGGTTAAGTCCGGTGCGCTCTTGCCATGCTGCTCTTGCCAAGTCAACCAATACCTTGTGGTTACGTGGCACCTTGACAGTAAGGCCATCGGTGTTTACTTGAATTAGCTGCAAGCCTGGTATGGTCATCAAACCTTCTGCAAGCAAGCATAGTAATAGTTGACCATTAAGGGTAATGCTCATGGTAAACAATGGGTCATAAAACACACTGAACTGGTTGTTGCTATCACCATACACACCATTCAGTGCCAGCTTTAGCATGGCGCTTTCGGCAGACTTTTTGGAGTATCCTTTGCGTTGTTCAAATAAATGCTTGTAGATTGCGACAAATTGCTTACCCAAGTGGGCTGGATAAAACCCATTGGTGATTGCAAGGTTTGGGTAGTAGCTGGTAACGTCCAGATCAATGATGACATTTTCGTCATCGGATTCGACCACAACTGATTCCATTGAGCCATGAATACCTCCAAGACCAAACACAAAAGTAAAACCATTAATAACCGCAGTCAAATCTTCAAACACACCTTTAGTTTCTGTAATCGACTGACCTTTAAGCCAGTTCAGCACACGATTGAACTCAGGTTGATCAAACTTTATCCACGGCAGGATAGCGTCCTTCAAGTGAATTACTGGTCGTTTAGTTTGTCTTGGTGTACGTCCTTTACTGGAAAAGTCGTAACAGGCAACACCTGATTCTTCCAGTTTCATAATGAAAAACTCTTTACCAATCTTGGTATCGTTGTAGTTAATCCAGTCTTTACCAGGGTACATCATGTTAAGTTTTTCGCGGAAACTTAACATATCAAGCGTGTGGTGGTAAAACAGTTTCGTTTGCTTAACATCGTGTTGGTTGTACTGCTTCAGCACTTCACCCTGCTCACGAGTTAACGTAGTACCTACCTTATATGGTAAGTCCTCAATAGTGTCACTACGCATATTGAACTCTAAGGACTTCAAACTGGTAGAACGTGCCTTGTTATCAAAATGATGAATTTTGTACAGGTCAACTTGATCTATCATGCGGTCAGTTGGATTGACCATGTGCGCCCACTTGTCGTTGTCTTGCGCGTCAATGATGGCTTGCGCTTTTTGGTACAGGGTGTATGCGTCAGACTTACCCATACGCGCTAGTGTGTGCAGTACAGGGTAATCAAATCCAATGTTATTGAACCCGACCATACGTGCATCAGTTTGTTTGAGAAACTGTAAAAACGATACGATTTCCCGCGAGTCATTACGCCAGTCACTAATCTCAAACAACCATGACAAGGGTGATTCTGCGTGTTCTACTGCCAGTGTGAATACGTTTGGGAACGTTTCAATATCGTAGATGTAGTCGTTACTCATTTAACACCCGTAGAATTTTTTACCCAGTCGGGTAAAGGTGGAAGAGTTGCTGAAATTTCAGCAAGTTTATCCAACGATAGAAATTTGGCACGGTTAATCAGCTTCTTCTGTTCTCTGAGTTTTGATGCGTCAGATTGCTGCTGCTTTTTCATCTCACTTGCGGCTTTTCTTCTGGCTTTCGCATCAAGTCGTTGCGCCTGAACCGTCAAAAACGTATGGTTGGCAACACCGTGCAGTAGCACCACCTCCACAAATTCTCTCAATAACTCAAAATTTTCCGTACCAACAATGTCCTTAACATCGTCAATAACTTCGTAGTCTCTGATGTACTCTCGACTTTCGTTTCTAAGTATCTTTGTGACAAATGTTCCAAGCCTGCCCGGATCAATTTTTCCTCTAATTGAGTCAAGAACATTTAGATAATCGTTGTTACTCATTACAGGTTACTTTATAAGGTGGGGTGGTCGGCGCTGAACTCCGACACATTGGTTTTTAGGACAAAGCAGAGCAGTATGTATAGTCTTGCCGCGCATCAGCCTACGCATTCACCCCGATTTAACTATTAACCAAAGAACGAAGGCAGTCCAGCAGGTATTCCAAATGGTGCAGCAGGCATGGCTTGTGCTGCGGGTGCAAAGCCCATAGCAGCAGGTGCAGCATTTACGGCACCAAACAGTGCAGACGCATCAGCACTACCTTCACCAAACGCTGTATCGTCAGCAGCAAACTGAATAGCAATCAAGTCGCAACGGATACCACGACCATGCTTGTTATCTTGAATCCAAGGCTTAACAGCAGCATTGACACGGCAACCACCATACATCTTACGTGCGAGTGCTTGGTATGCCATTGTGTTAGCAGGATCAACGGCTTGACCATTATCCTGAATCATCTGTGGTGCGCTATCACGACCAGCAGTAAGAAACACATTACCTGCATATCCGTCGTAAGGTTGAAAGTTTTTACGATTAACCTTTTCCTCACCTTTACCAAAGCAACGGGTCTTACGATCAGCAAGAATCATAGCCATAACAGGCTGTGCGTGTTCTTTCCACTTCTCCATTGCCAATGCACCATAACGAGCCATGAACTGCTGAAAACCAGCGTGTTCTTGCGGCATGATGAACTCGCAGTTGTAAGAGATACGGGTTGCACCAGTGGTTTCGTTTACTTGCTTTTGTGGTTCAGCAATATGTGGGAAAGACAAACGAACATTTGACAGAAAAATAATATCGGACATAACAATTACCTTTTGAAGTTACATGAGCCAAGATGGCAGGGATTCGGCAGCGGGTGCTACCTCTACAGCACTGAATAATGGTGCTGCATTCGTTACGATAGCGGGGCGGCTATCAGATTCGGACACGACTGTGGGTTTACCAGCAAGTTTAGATACATATTCTTGCTCTAGTCGTTTCAATTGAAGTTCGGACAATGTGACTTTAGAACCATCACGCTTTGACCATGAAAGTTTCTCAGCCTTAGCGGGTGATACCAACTTGGTTTCGTAAATGGCACCTTTAGGAATACCCATCTTAATTAGCTTTTCGGCTATTTCATCATCGGATAAGTTCCAAGCACGACTACCACGACCATTGACCAGTTTTAAACCTGCTATGGCTTTACCGGATTGCAATCTGCGTAGTGCTTCTTTCTCAACGCCTTCAAGTAGCTGGCGCATAAGTGGTGCGGCTTCCATGATCTGACGCAGTTGGTCATCGTCCATGGTTGCAGGGTCTTTGTCTGCGCTTTGTTGCGCTACATCAAACGTTTGGGTTACTGTTGGTTGGAACATGATTCCTACCTCCTTCATTACATTACTTGCCAACGCAGAGCATGAGCCTTTTGCGCGGCAATATTTACATTGACTTTCACCAGGCACTAGCGGTGCATTAACAGCATCTGTGGCTAACGCTTCATGGAATAATTCGTCAGCACGATCGAGTAGATATGATACAGGAACTATCCATGTGACAATCGGATTTAACCCCCTAAGTGCTAATTTAGGTTGAATAATGGTCATGCGTACTTCACGCCACGGATACATTGACGGCATATTCAGCGGCAACTTACACTCGGCTAGTTTACCAATAGCATACTGTTCCAACTGTAAGTTGTTCTCCGCTTCCACTGGAGCCATACCGTCCTTGTAGTCGATAATCTCCAGCACGTCACCAGCAATAATCTGAACGTCTACAGTGCCTGATAAGTCATCACGACCAGTAAACCATTTAGGGTCTACTCGTGTTTCAGCAATGACCTCAGCTACTCCATCAAACGAACCAATCCGCTGCTTGATGTAATCAATGGCAACCTTCACACGAATTGCACGTTCAGCATCTACTACAAAACTACCATCATCATCTTGAAGTTGATCACCAACTTTAGTAGTTGGGTCAATAATTTGATTTTGTTTAATGCAGTATTCAAGCAAAGTGTGACTATGTGTACCATCAATAGCAGCAGCGTTACTACGTTCATCAGGGAACTTGGCTTCTTCACGGACACTGCCAGGGCATAACGCCCAACGGTGCCGTTTAGAGGGTGATAGTTGGGCGTGTGTAGTCATTACGATGCTTTCAGTGCTTCAATACCTTGGTGCAATGCACCGTAGTGTTCAGGCTTTACATCGTTAATGTTCTGGTATCCAAGACCAGTTAACACGGTTTGAATCATTGCGCCCTTCTGTGCACCCATGGCCTTGTATGCGCCCATTACATAGTCAATCAATCCCTTACCATCGGTGAATGGTGCAGCAGATACGGGTGCTGGCGCTGCTACAGGGGCGAATGTAGGTGGTGCTGGCATAGCAGGTGCAGCTACAGCTACAGGTGCAACTACTGGTGCAGGTGCTGGCGCTACAACAGCTACAGGTGCAGCTACGGGAACAACGGGTTGTGCAACTGGTGCAGGTGCGGTTACATTACCAGACTTGGTTTTGATTACGTTTGTAAGTTCGATTACGGCAGCGGTTAAAGCGGCAATTTGGTTTTCAATTGACATATAAGCTTTCAAGATTACGGTTTACAGGAGGGGTGATTTTGACGCGATCTTCTACGAACGCATCTACGATTTCGCGCAAGACTTCAGACGGTTGCCCATACTGTTTAGCCTTGTCGCAAAATTTAATACGAGTCTGATCCGTTACACGTACAGTCAGAAACGATGTTTTGGGTTTAGGATTCATGGTTAAAATTCCTTGCTAATTGATTGGCAGTGTATCACGATTGCGCTACAATCGTCAAACAATTTTTAATTATTGTAAAAAAAAGCCATGTGGTTAGCATGGCTTTAATTGAGACCTACAGAAATGTCAGCAGAGCAAGCTAACAGGAACCCATTATATGACATCGTTACAGACCGTACAATCACACCCCGCCTCAGTAGACGCATACATTCGTCATGGTTGGAGTCTAGTTCCTATTCCAATGGGTACAAAAGGACCACGCACACCAAACTGGAATCTTAAAGAAAACGCCCTCAAATCTCAGTCTGAATTACCAGTAGGTTTTGGTATTGGTCTAGCCCATGCCTATAGTGGAACTATGGCATTGGACATTGATAACTGGTTGATGGCTACCACTGTACTAGCTGATCATGGTATTGACCTGCAAGCCCTCTACGATGCACCTGATGCCGTTGGTATCAACTCAGGCAAACAAGGTCATAGCAAACTCTTGTACGCTATGCCATTCGGTGCTGTACTACCTACAAAGAAGATCACACATAACAATGTCACGGTGTATGAGTTACGCTGTGCCACTGCCAACGGGTTAACAGTGCAAGATGTATTACCACCATCTATCCATCCCGAAACCCAACAGTCTTACACATGGGTAGGAAAAGGACACTGGACACGTTTGCCAGTTATCCCGCAAGCGTTACTCGATGTGTGGCAAGGTCTGCTATCCCAAGATAAAGAGCGCACGATTGAGACTACAGGCACCCTTGATACATCATGGGATGAAATACGCCAAGCAGTAGAGTTTATCCCTGCTGACTGTGCATACGATGAATGGGTGAACGTTGGTATGGCGCTGCATTGGGCGGGTATACAGACAGACCAAGCAGACCAAGCATTGATTCTTTGGCGTGACTGGAGCGCAACGGCTCAGACTAAGTATGCGGGTGATCATGCGATCATGGTCAAATGGAGCAGTTTCAGCACCACCAAGTCAACCGCTATCACCCTTGGGACGTTATTCCATCTCGCCCGTAAACATGGTTGGACTCGCATTACACCCGATGCGTCCGAGTTGTTCAGCAAGGTCGAATCCAAAATATCACCATTAGATGTGCTTGATGGTATGCGCCCCAAGCGTCCCGATATGGAGATGGCAATCTGGCCTAGTGTGTTGTCCACACGTGCCAATGAGATAGCGGAAAGTGTGGGCTGTGACCCTTTGGTGCCTTTGTACGCTGGTTTAGCCGCTGTATGCGGGGTGATTGATGCACGTATGAGACTAGAACTCATGCCAGGGTTCCAAGTCCCGCCCGTCCTATGGTTGATGACTGTAGGCGATCCAGCCGATAAGAAGTCACCAGGTAGTCGCCCCATGCTTTCACCACTGCGAGACATTGAAGCAGAAGACCGCCCCAGATTCGGTAAAGAACTTCTTGAATGGGAAGGTAAGGAAGCCGCCTATGCTGGCGCTAAAAAGTCGTTTCTCGAATGGTCAGCAT